AAACTGATTGAAATTTTAATCATCTTTGAGCACTCCTAACTTACTGCGATTATAAACAACTGTATACAATCCATCATTATGTATTGCTTTGTAACCATCGTAACCATGCAAAACAGCAAAAACATCCGCATTAGAGTCATTTATTCCTATTTGACTCATCAAAAAATGGTAATATTCATATAACTCATTATCATCGTCTAAAATTTTCAACCAAGTATGCTTTTCTTTTTTGTAAAGTTCGTCAGTTAAAAATTTAAAATCAGAAGGGTCGTAAAAAGCTTTGATTAGCAATGGATTTGTGCCTTTATTAGCATATCTCTCAGCAACAAAACTACTTCCGAAATATATACCACGCCCATGGGCAGATTTTGCTCTACCACTTAGGTCTAGTTTACCTTTACTGAAATTATCCTTTAAAGTTTTTGAACTTATTTCTCCAGATTCACTATCACTTACACCACGGTATATGGTCTCTAATCCAACAATATCGTTGTCATTAAGAATATTCGGTTTTCTATCATAGCCAACTCGTTTATATAAAAATCTTATAAATTTAGATTTTTCATCATCATACGGATTGGAACGATCTGTCAATTTTTTATTTGTGAATAACTCTAAAATATTTTTACCAGTTTCTTTTTCGTAGTCTTCCGAAACTGCCTTCAATCTTTTAGATATGTTTAATATTCTTTCTTTGTCACCTATATTATCCTCCGTTAATGGATAAAAGTCAAATCTTTTTATATTTTCCTTCGGTTTCTCGGTGCTCTCCTTTTTTCTATTTTTTGCAACGTATTTATCGTACCACTCTTTATAACTCATATCAGCAGGTACGTACTCGACTTTGCCTGTTTCAGGATTTCTAGCCCTGCGTTCTAACTTGCTGTACTCGATATCATCATCGTGTGCGATAGTCGTAGACCGACACCAAGGATGTAGTGGTGGATAATTCACACCAGGAACAGCATTGGCTGTATTATAGACCTTGTTGTCGTGCTCCTGGCAAATGTGAGATGTGCGCTTGTCCAACACTGCTACAAATTTGTACTTTGTAATCTCAGCATCTTCATAGCTGAGCAGTTCCATTTGGTTATGAAAGAACGCTGATTCTGTCCGAACCAAGCGCCTAGCTTTGTTCTGTCCAGCCTCAAAACGTTCAGCGATTGCTTGAGATGTATCTCTTACGCTTCGGCCAGTCATGAGACTTACTAGGAGCTCGTCTTTCACACTTGAAGCGAGCGCCCCAGTATTTGACCATATTCTGTCCGAATAGGCCTCTCCCGTCCACTTTAGACCTCGTAGGCGTTTGATTTCTGTTTCAGGTAAGTCGGAGAAGCTATAAGCAAGTCCTGTCTGCTGCTGCAAGTCAAAGGTAGCCTTGTAGTAGCTATCCTTCATCAAGTCGCTGTAAAATGAATCTGAGCCTTTCTTCTCGGAATGATAGATAGACTCACGCATACGGTCTAGGTCGTCGTTAAGACGTTCTAAACGCTTCATGCGATAAGCATAAGCTGGACTGTCCAAATCAGCAAGCAATCGTTGAATATTTGGATCATTTGGTCTAGCTTCAAGCACCTTACGAAGTTCGTTCAGGTCCTTCTGGTCCTTCATGTTCTTCAAGACATGACGAGCATCACGCTCACTCAAACCATAATCGCGTTGAAATTTGTCAAAGACCTTATTGATTTGCTTGTCTAAATAAGCTTTTGATTCTTTGTAGACTTTATCAAACTTGTTTGCTTGCTTCTCGGCTTTATCCATCTGCTCATAGATGAGATTAGCCTTCCTCTTGGTCCAATAGTCCTGGTTCTTCATCCGTCACCTCTTCGTCTGGCTTCGTGTTTACCTGGTTAAAGAATGGCACACGTTCCATGTTCTTTTCTTTTTCTTCCTCGAGGTCTTCCAATTCAGCATCAGGATCTTCAACGAATGGCAAGAGAGAAATAAGCTGGCGAAGTGACACCTTACCTTCAAGATTATTGATAACCTGTGACAACTCAAGTAAGTTCTTAGGCAATCCACGGCTAAACTGTGGCACGATCGAATGTGCTTCAAGAGCAATCTGCTGCATACCTAAATAATGAGCAAAAATAGCAATACGTTGACGAATACCACGTTTGTAATTCGCTTCCTTGGTCTTAGTAATCATCTCAAGACCTAGCAGCTTAAATTCCATGGCTACGCCCGAGCTATTGCCTGCAAAGTTTTCATCTGTCAGATTTGGCACATGACTAAATGTGTAGATGTCTTCTTTCAAAGCCTTACGCAAAATTTCAGTAGCGTTCTCATCTAAGGCATTCTTCAAGAAATCAGCTTTGGCATCTGTTGGCAATTCCAAAAGACCTTCTTCAGCAAGAATACTCATTGCTTCTCTAGCATCTTCCAGATTATCGGCCAATTGTGCACCGTACAAAACGAGAATAGACTCGACTGCTTGCTCTTTGTCATTGACACGATTACCCATTAACGAGTTGTAAGCATCAATCAAGCTGATTTGTTGTTCGTAGTCACCAATCGCAAAGTTGTTGTTTCGATATTCGATAATCGGGACCTGACCAAGATTGTGAGGTTCTACTTGTTCATTCTGTGTTGTTCCTTTGCTTGAATCACGCAGCACAATGTGATAGTGCAGATTTTGAGTAAAGACTTCCGCTTGATACTTGGTAGCATCCCTCGTATCATCCTTGATTTCGTAGTAGTACACTGCAAAAAGAACCTTGCGTTCGATACTATCATCATAAACCAGGAATACATTCTCAGGATCAACGCTAGTCGAATCGAGTTCAGTCAGCCCTTCTTTTGCATAGATGTATTCGTAAGCACGTCCGTAGATAGACATGTTCAATGCGTTTTGTGTATCTACCTGGTCAATCTCAGCGCCGTCGAATGCTACAATCAAGGACTCGATATCGCCATCCGCAGTGTTATTATACTTAATAGCGTTGCCCATGAAGTAACCTGTGGCCGTGTCTGCAATATCCTTCGCATGATTTGCTACTGTTTTAAAATTTGGAGCATTCTTGTTTCGTCGCTCATGTTTTAAAATAGCATGTTCGCCCAGATAGTATTTCTTCAAATCCTTCAATCGTTGGCGTTCTTGTGTGTGTTTTTGAATCAGCTTGTAAATCAACTCTTTACTCAAGGCTGTTTCGTCATATCCATCTCTCGGATAAGTTAAAATCTGATACATTTAATTCCTTTCTATAAGCCAAAGTCTGAACGTCTGCGAACAGTCGCTTTAACACCTTCAATACATTGAAGACTATATCGCAACGCGTCCATCAAGTGATTATTCTTATCTTCTGGCTTGTTCAACCAATTACCTTCTTTATCACGTTGATAACAATAGCTATAAAATTCATCCATGATATGTTCACAACTTGGATGTACATAAATAGCGTATCCTTGCAATTTGGATACGCCTGCCATGATACTATCCTTTCCTTTCCTACTCTCTTTGATTCGAGATATGCCATGCTCTGACCTGAGCTCTTCGATCAGCCGTGACTCTGCGCTATCTGCGATGATTGTAGAGCGATGATAACCTTTATCTTTTATCATCTTAGCGACTTCCTTGGTTATCAGACCGACTCTGTACGCTTCGTCAAAAATGTGTATCTCTTTTGTCGTATCGTTTATGAGCGAGCAACACAAAGCAGTTGGATCATGAGTAAAACCAAAGTCAAGCCCAATACACAACTTGTTATCAGGGTTTTGTAGCAACTCGTCTTTGTCAAACTCCTTGACAGTTACGTTGTTGTAAATTAGTCCTTCAGCGACACCCCACTCGCCGTCACAAACAATTCTCGCACGCCTTGGGTTTGTATGATACAAATCTTCATAGCGTTTGATATCGACTTCATCAAGCCACTCGTTGCATCGATAAGTAGTCGTCATCGAAAGTGTGTCAGCTCGTCTAGTCTCTTCATCAAAAAAGACGCGCTTGAGCCAATGCCTCTCATTCCACGGGTTAAACGTGACTGTGATTTGTTTAAAGAAATCAGGCACATCTAAGCTACCACGGATAGATTCGACTACTGTACTGAACTTGTCTTCAGTCTCAATTTGATACGCTTCCTCGAACCATGCCCAGCAAAGAATACCGACATCAACCGTGATTGATGTGATTTTAAGTTCATCATCCAAACCACGAAAGAGAATCTTTTGCCCTGTCTCTTTGACTGTTATTTCAGGCAACGACTCGTTGAATTTAAATTTATGAGCGACTTTTAGTTGGTTAGCTGCCCACTTGAAATCCGTGTAGGTCGATTGTTTGTTCGTGTTTGAGTATCTACGAATAACAAGCAAGTTGGCCCAGGGATATTTCAAAATACGGGTAACATAGTTCAAAGCTGTTGTTTTCGACTTCTTCGAACCACGGGAGCCCTTTACAACTCGATAGAGATTTCTTGAGCGCCAGAACTGACCGTATCCAGCTCCTACTGTCTTAGGTAGGTCTACAACAATGTCATTCTGCTTAATCTGGTATGTCTGACTCATTCGCAAACACCACCGTTCCAGAAACGTCCGCCTCTACTTTGTCTGTCCAAAGCCTGTGACGTTTGCCCAAAAGTTCGGCTGCTTTGATTCTATCTTTTGCTCCGACATCGATATCGATAACTTGTTGGCCAAGTTCACCGATGCTGCATAGAGTTTGTTCTTGAGTCTCCCCTCGCATTACCGAAGTTAGATAACCTAAGACCTCTTGCTGATCTGCAATCTTTTCAGAATCAAGTTGCTTCAACCGTTCTTCTATATAGGTTTTAATCTTAGGATTCTTTAGTAACTTGTGCCCTTCAACACCTGCCACTCTATCACTAGAAGCGCGATAACCCGCTTTCTTATAAGATTCAGTCGCATTGCCTGAGATGATGTACTCATCTGCAAATCTCTTTTGTTTTATCGTTAATTCATTCAATTTTCCATCACCTCCATTCGAAAAATCAAAAAAGCCACTCGATGAGTGACTTGACGAGAGGCGACTACTTACCTCTATCAGAACCAATAGTATATTGTTACCTTTTCTTTTTTTATTTTGTTGTAGTCGTTAAGACGGCGCCCGGAATTGAACCGGGAAAACAAAAAGTTTGGAGAGCTTATCTGTGTGAGAACCAAAATAGTAGAGAATCCTATCGCCGCCATAAAGGGCATCACGCCCTTCAGTAAAAAATATATAGGAGCCTATCAGCCTCTTGTTGACAATATCATAATAACACTTTAAAGTTTCACTTTAGTTCACTTTGTTCACATTTTTTGATAAATTTCCAAACGCGGACTTCCTAATTTTTTGAATAGCGCCTCGGCTATATCTCAGCTTAGCTTCAACTTCGTTCCAGGTCATCCCATCAATGTAAAACAATCGCATTACGATGTTCTCCACCGGATCGTCTAGCGATTCGATAGCTTGAATGAGTTCTTCACGTTCTTTATACAGATCTTGAATTTCCCGATAGAGTTGTTCTGACTTGTCGATGATCAGCACATTCAATTCTTCGGACTGGTTTTTATTATTTTTCGATTTCGGCATATTATCAAATTGTTGCCCTCGTAAAATACCTGACTTCAAGCTGATGATTTCCTGATGTTTCGACTTCACTTTGATATCAATATATTGCAAGGCCTTTAGTCGCTGCTTAATATTGATCGTCAATCTTTTGCCTCCAATTCTGCAATCAACCAATCAAGGTTCTTTCTTGCTTTCTTTAAATCTTCAATACCGTTTTTCTTTTGAAAGCGTAGTAAGTATTTAATTGCGTTTCCCCAGCACCACGCTGCCTTACCAATTAAGTTACCAATAAAATTATCAATCACTTCAATGCTTTCAAGACCTTTTGAGCCTTGATAGTGATTAGGTTTGTTTACGTTGTCGATTTGTTCTGGTTTCATTGTTCAACCTCACTAACTCTCTAATTCACAAATTCGTTGACCAGGTCACGGATAAAGAACTTCCAGTCAGATTCTCTAAAAGTCAAGAAACGATCTGTAGTAAGATTTCTAAGTTTTTTATAGAAAAGCATCTTTAGTTGAATTGACTCACCGACACTCAGTAAGGTACCAGGAAAGCGATGTACTGAAACCACTCTATTCCCGTATCCAGAAATATCTAATTGTATTATTGTTTCTGGATAAAAACGCCCAACTTTAGCTTCAACTCCGAGCTCAACTTTGACCTCTTCCACAATTGGAACTTCGTTTAAAATTGGTCGTGCAGGAAATAATGGCGACGAGACTTTTTGCCTTTTTCCTGAATATGGGTATCTTTTAGGTTTCATTGTTTATCCCCTTCTTTATTCTCTAAAACGGCATCTTGTATAAAAGTATTACCGATTTTATAGTGCTTGTATTCCTCAACTGTTACTTCAAATGTTTCTTCAACTTGCTTATTACCTGCATATCCTGAAACGACCAGGATGTATTTTCTTTTGGTTCTGGTTG